TATCGAGTTCTGCATTACTTTTCCCAGAGAGAGTGCTACCTACTGGTGATTGTTCAACAATGTCGAAGTTTCCAAACAAGTCAGCGACAGGAAATGCTTCGTCTGACTGTATTTCAAAAACAACATTAGGATCATCAATCACATTGGCAACGATATCCGAAGCAGAAATACTACCCGGATAATGGTTCTTAAATATTTGCTCACCAGATGTTGGATCAGTGTAACTTACACCATTAAATACTCCAACGACAGGGACAGTTCCACTCGCAGCGTGTCTACCCAATACTCCGGCTGTTAGTTGCGTAACTAAGTCGCCTTGGAAAATTGGAGTTGTAGCACCACTGGCTATTCTGTAACGGCTTTGACCGCCAGAATAAGGAGCACCACCCATCATTCTTACTGGTTTGCAACCAAAACTGGCATCTTTATTAGCCATATTTGTTTACTCCTATGTAAAGCTACCTTTGGTTATTTTTTACCAAAAGTAACACTGGATTTTCTATTGCTATCGTACTTCACGTATCTACTATCTTTTTTGGCATCATTAAACATAGTGTTATCTAACGCTTGATTTGCGAGATGAGTTTTTTGCTCATAATGAGCATTTCTTTCACCTTTAGTTTCAACAGGAAGTTTAGCAAGTATCAATCCTTCATTATATACAACGCCAGCTAATCGCCCTTTTTCTTCGCCCATTGTTGGTAATGACCATCCAGCTGGTAATTCAGATCCTTGTACGAATTCCCAACCTTCTCTTAATCGATAAGATACATTGTTTGCATCTTCTGTACCAAGCAAAGACTGTCTAATCCACCTATACTCATATCCTTCTGGTGGTGGTGGAGTATCGAGCTTTCTTACTGGCTCCCATGGTTTTCTACGAGCTTCTTTATCGTGTGTCTCGGAATCACGATCAGTTCTTGCGTAATCTTCTAAACCTGACATATTAACTTACCTCTCTTTGTTGTGAGATTTTTTGCTTCTCTTTTGCAACTCTTTTAAACCACTCATCTTCAGACATCTTGTGTGGCTTTAAAGCTCTTAGGCGAGCCTGTTCAGACTTAGTAAATGTAACACCGCCTTTCTTTGCTTGTGTTTTTTGCCTACTTCCTACAGAAGTTGATGCAACTCTTTGCACAGTGGGTTTAGCATCATTTTTTTCGGCTGTTTTCTCAGATTCTTCCAAATTAGGAAAAACCTTACGAACTCTTGTGTCTAGCTCATTCCAATAATCATCAGTATCAGCTATGTAACCTTCATTTTCAAGCACATAATGTTGGTACATAGCATAATCAGATTCTTCTTTATGTTCTGGTTGGTTGTACCAATTGTTTCTACCTTTCCAAGCTAACGCACTATCACTAGGCTGTACTTGCTGTTGCACTTGTTGTTGTGGTGCTTGAACAGTCTGTTGTGCAACTTCTGGCTCTTGTACTTGTCTATTCTTTGCAATTCTTAACTTTTCTTTTTGTATAGACAAATCGCTTTTTAGTGTATCTGCTTTGCTCATTAAATCGGCATCGCCACTAGAGACTGCTTTTTTGTATAACTCATCTGCTTGTTGTTCTTTAGCTTGTATTGACTGTTCTTCAGCAACCAATACATTGCTAGTCAATTGGCTAGTTTTTGCTTTTAGTTGTTGGTTTTCAGCATCTTTTTGAGCTAATAATCTTTCAGCTTGCAACGCTCTTTCTTCTGCTTGTCTAGTTTTCTTATTCAGATTATTGATTCGCTTGCTTACATTTTTTGTATATTTATCAAGCTCATCATCAGAATCTACTGTAGCAGTGGTCTGACTCACTGCTGTATCATCTACAACAGTGAATGCGATTTCTTCTTCTTGTTTTTGCTCTACTTGTTCTTCACTCATAATTTATATGCTCACTATATCGTCTGGGTGCTTTATAGTTCCAATGACTTCATCATCATTAATTATACGAACTTCAGCACCATCTTCTAATTTAAACCTAGCACCAGCATACCTACTAATCAAGATCCATTGTTTTTCTTGACACCAATGCTCGCCATACTTCTTTTTGTCACTGTAGCATAAAGGTCCTTTCTTAACCACATAAGCTACTAAAGTAGCTAACGATTCTTTATCTACTGTTTCTCTGGTAAGAACAATACCACCTTTTGTTTTTCGACTTTTTCTGTATGGTAAACATAAAATTCTCCATCCAGTTGGCTGTGGCATTCTTTCTATTACACTATCTTCTACCTTTGTTGGATCCAAAACTACATCATCTGCATCAACATAAGCTGATTTCAACTCAACTTTTTCGCCCATTTTGCTCAATCCTCTATCTTTTTATAAGATTTAATAAAGTCTTGCATATTGTATAACTGATGTAGTTGTCCTGTAAAGAATTTATACTGCTCCATATCTTTAACTTGACCTGTCATCAATATATTTTGTATTGAGTCTACTTGTATCTGTATTTCTTTTCTTATGTCACTAACTAAATCAAACCCATCCATTGAATACTCCTATTTTTTCTTCGCTGGTCTACCTTTTTTCTTGGCTACTTTCTTTTTAGCTACTTTTTTCTTAGTAGCTTCTTTTTTTGGCTCCTTTGCTTTTACTTCCTCAACCACTTTTGCTTTCTTAGGTGCTTCTTCTTTTTTTGGTTTTGGGTTAGGAACCACACCACCAGATTCAATAATTTTCATTTTCTTTGCGATTCTTTCATCTGATGCTTTCTTACTAGCAAGTGCTTCTGCTTCAGCTTTTGCCCATGCTTCTTGCTCTTTTTGTCTATCTAACTTTTTTTGTTCTTTGAGTTGCCTTTGCATCTCTAATTGTATTGACGAAGCCATTTAATTTCTCCTAAATCTTTGCTCTAGTTCTAAAATTTTAAGTTCAGCTTGTTGTCTCATTCTGTCTAACCCAAGTTGTAGCTTATCGTCAGCAATAGATTTTTGCACATCTAATCTTTGTTGAGATAATTGAGCATCCATCATGTCTGACTGTTGCTGTTGTTGTTGCTTGCTTACAAACTTTTCTTGATCTAAATCAATTTCTTTATCTTTAAGCGCAAGCTCTTGTTGTCTAATGGCAACTAATGGATCGTCACCACCTGTTTGTATTGTAGATAAGAAATCATTAGTAAGTTGAGCCATAATTGGTGAGGACATCTGATCCATCATCATCTGTAACTCTTGTTGTATTTGTTCTGCTTGCTCAGGTGGTACTTGCTGTGCTTGCATTTGCAACTGAGAAATTCTTTCTTGCATCTCTGGTGGCATTTGTTGTTGAGCTACTTGTGTAGATAAAAATTGTAAATGTTGCATAACATGACTAATTATTAAAGATTGTATTTGTGGATTTTGTTGAACCACGCTAGTCAAAAATAATCCTTGGTGTGCTTGTACATGAGCTTCATGGTTTTGTTGTGGAAAAGCCTGTGCTGGTTGACCTAACAAGAAGCCAGAATTTTCTAAGCCAGCATCAACTGGTCTTGGTGTCATGTCTGGTGGTGGCTGTAATAATGACTCAACATTATCTATACCTAAAGCACCATACATTCTTTTGTATGCTTCATATATACCTAAAGGTCCATGTATCTGTGGATTAGATTGAACCATTTGCAATAATTCTTGTGCCAAAGTAATACGCTGGCTTTGACTAAAAATGTTTGGATCTGATACTGGAACCACATCAATCCTATCATCGAAATCGGTAGCTTTTATTTCTCTAGGCGCAGTTCCAGTATCGTAATTGTAAACAGGTGGTAAAAAGTCTGCGAATACATTACCTAAAAGGCTAAACTCAAGTTTTTGTGCGTAATGCAATCTTTTATGTATTGCACTCATAACTTTTGTGCCACGCTCAAGTAATGCTACAGTAGTTCCAACAGGCATAGCTTGATTCATATCACCAACATTCATATCAGCAATAGCAGCAAATCTTTTTCCTGAGTCAATAAGCAATCCTAATAACTGCATCAATACATTACTTGGTTCTTTTATAGGTAGTGGTATTAAGTTTTCACGCAAAGAACCGCCAGTAGTATCTATGTCTCTAAACTCACCGGGTTGCAGTGGATCTGCTTCATCTCTAATTCTCATACCTCTAGCTTTGAATCCAGCTGGCAAGTTACTTAAAGTTCCAGCATCTATGAGCTGTCTCAATATTGATGTCGATGCTTTACTCAATCCACCTATCATGTGTGAAAGTCCAAGACCATAAAAACCAAGACCGGGTAAGAATTTATACTGTACAAAATAATTTATTTTGTTTTTGTCAGGATCTTCTGGATTGTAATTTCTTCTGATTGCTAAGACTTTGTTCGCTTGTTCATCAATGGTTACTATGTATGGTAATTTTAGACCAGTTGATTCACCTTCTTCATCGATATCTTCATATCCTTCTAGATCTAGAATGGTATGAACCTCGTATATTGTTCTGTTTCTTTCTTCTGTATAAGATGGTGACATGCCTTGTATATCATCAATTTCATCTTGTACATCATTTGAATCTCCGTAATCACCATCAGGTATATCTACATCAGCGTAAAAACCACTTAGCTGTTGTTTTTTAATTTCGTTTCTTGACATGCTAATTACATGTGTAATTCTTTCAGCTGTAGAAATATCTGGTGCTTCATATGGAACTACAAGATCTTCTGGTGGTATAAATTTGGAAACAGCTCTTTTTAATGAAAAGTCATAGTATATTTTCTTAAATGCTGAACCAGCTAATGGTAAGAAAAATAACAATTGGTCTAGTTCTGGATCATACTCTTTCATTACATTCATGATGTAATAGTTCATAAACTCCATTACACGATCAGCTTGGCTTTCTGTCTCTGCTGTTCTAGCTCCAATTACCTGTGTTTTTACAGGTCCTTTTGCTGGCAATAATTCCTTATATGCCTGAGCTTGGAATTGAGTTACTGCTTCTGCTAAAATTGGGTGGATAACACCAGAAGAACCCTCAAATGGCTGTGATCTTGATTCATCGAACTTCATGCCAAGATACTGTAATCCATCTGTATAAGTTTTTTCCCATTCAGATCTTGAATCGAAATCACCTTGTATTGACTCTACAAGTTCTGTAGCTAATGTTCGTAAAGAACTAGAATCTAAGTTTTCAGCTAAATTTGCGTAGAAATCTTCTTCTACCATCTCTGCTTTTTCATCTAATTCTTCTTCAGTAAATATTTCATCGCCAGAAACAACAATACTAGCAGCTTCTAAAAGTTCTTCTTCTCTAGTCTTATCTGGAACAACCTCGATTTCTGAGCCTGTTTCGATTATGTCTGGATCATTCTCAGTACCTAAAACTCTTTCAACTGCCATAATATTTCCCTAATGTATTACTGTGTCTTGATCAATTTCAAATTCATCGAGACTCATTTCACTATCAATTATCATTTCTAATTCACCAACTAAAACTAATCCAGCCATTGTGCAAATCAATTTTGCTTTTTTTCTATCTATTGCAACAATATTTGGTCCAGCATGTAATTCGCCATCGTGTATATATGATGTTAGCCAAATCTTCATTACATTAATAATATACTGTTCTGTTCTTTTTTAACAATTTAACTTCATCTTTGTAATCTTCATTCAAAGAAAGAAAGCCACCTTGCCTAAATCTCATAAGAGCCATCGTCATGCTATCTACATAGTCATCATAGTCTCCATAAGGGAAACTAGCGCATTCTTCACGCACTTCATCTGCAAAAGTTTCATCAGGCATCCACACCATTCCTGACTCGAATATTGGAGCTACACTGTTCATTCTGGCAACTTTATCTTGCCCTCTTGATGGTGAATAAGCAGTAACAGGAATTCCCATTCTTCTCAATTCTTGTGTCAAAGGTGTGCCTGTTGCTTTTGCTTCTATCAAAATACAATCTGGTTCCCAATATTTGTATTCATCCCATGCTAACCTTTTCAACTCAGGAAAATCAACTCTGACTCTTTTAGCATCTAAAAGTATTATATTAGGCTGTCCATCATCCTCATGCTCGAAAATCGCCCATGTAGTGATTGCTGAATAATCAGCACTTTCTTTTTTACTAAACGCTGTATCGTAACTTTGTATTACATACTCATAAGCTGGTGGTGCATCTTCATGCCACTCTTTCCACCACTCTCTTTTTATTATAGATCCTTCTTCAGCTGTAGGATTTTGCATCCACTGAGCATTCCATTTAGCTACTGGTAACGATGCTTTTACACTCAATAATTCTTCTTTCTTCCAAAACTCACCCCACAAAGGCTTATCACTTTCTGGCATAATTGCTGGAAACTCAACTATTTCCCATTGATCTGCATGATCATCACCTTGTTTTTTCAAAAGTCTGCCAACAAGATCTTTAGTGCTCCATCTTGTCATTACTATAATAATAGTTCCACCGGGCTGTAATCGCTGACGAGGACCTGATGTGTACCATTCATATGCACTATCCATTGCTTTTGGACTCAAAGCATCTTGCTCTGAATGTGGATCATCAATAATTAGTAGATCTGCACCACGACCTGTAATTGCACCACCTACACCAGCATAGAAAGATTCACCCTCTTGGTTTGTAGTCCAACGACCAGCACTTTTGTTATCTGCTTGTAATCTTAGGTTGGGAAAAATTGTTTTAAAATCATCACTATCTATTAAGTTTCTAACCTTTCTTCCAAATCTCACTGCTAATTCTGCTGTGTGAGTACACTGAATTATTTTTAATGCACCATTCAAACCCATCATCCAAGCTGGTAAATATGTACTTGCAAACTCAGATTTAGAATGTCTGGGTGGTAAACATACAATTAATCTTTTTAACTTGCCTTGAGCTATTTTGTTAAATTTTTTTGAGATAATTTTGTGATGTCTGCCAGATATAAAAGCATCACCCCACATATATTTAACGAATGATAGAAAATCTTTGTGACAAGATTTTTGGCTTTCTAGTTGTTCATATCTATTTAAAAGAGATACTGCTTCATCCTTTTCTGCTTGAGAAAGTATATCGAAGTCTTTTAAGGATAGCTCATTCATAAAAATCGGAGATGGTAGCTAGATAGTGACAATATGGTACTACCATCTCCTCAGCAGTAATGGAGAACTGCCTAGAGTTAGTATAATTGATATATCACACATCATGCCATTCTTTTCCTTGGAATAATAAACTTTCTGCCAATCGCCTTCTGATCAAACCATCAGAAACGACACCAGCACTTTTGTTCCAACGCTTGATTTGAGCTGGTATTTCATCGTATTTTTCTTTGTTGAGCAACTTGAGCAGCGTACTGCTTCTGAGGTTGCTAGGTCCTAAATTGAAAGTCCAACTAACTAAACTTGAAAATTGGTTCTCATCAAGATCAACTGTCACTAAATCATTTACATACCCTTCAAATTCTTCGAGATCTTCAACAAGTAACGCTTCAGCTGTATCTTTTGTAATGCTCATGTTTTCTTCAACAGTTCTAGTATGCCCATAACCAATTGTAGGTACATCTGCGCTACATCGATAGGTTTCTAGCTTGCACCCCTCGAACTTTTTAATCAAGGCAATACCTTCTTGACTAATCTTCATCGTTTTCTCCTTTAGTCACTTTTCTATAATAAACAATTATTTCTTGCATTTCGTTAATGTATCTTTTTAATTCTTGCATGTTATAAGCCATAAGCTCGTAATCAGGCACACTCATTGCGAAAAATACCAATTGCCCTTGCTCTTTTTCAACTCTGGCTATAAATTCATCAATATTAGATTTACTTACAACAAACCAATAAGGCTCCTTGAGATCAATTTCTCTAGGCATGATAGGCTGTACAATAGTTTTTTCTACTGGTTTTGTTATTATTTGTA